GGCCGTGGGAGGAGACCGTTCGGCGGCTGGCCCAGGAGATCGGGTTGACGCCTGCCATCGTGGACTCTACCGGGGTCGGCGATCCTATCGTTGAGCGGCTCCAACGGGAACTACCGAACGTCGAAGGCTACAACTTCTCCTCGTCGTCGAAGCAGAAGCTGATGGAGGGTCTAGCGATGGCGATCCAGACCGGGGAGGTGAGGTATCCGCAGGGCGTGATCGTCTCCGAGCTTGACGTCTTCGCCTACGAGTACACGCGGACGGGCGTCCGGTACTCGGCACCGGACGGGATGCACGACGACTGCGTGATGGCCCTGGCCCTGGCGGTATATGGGCGTACAGGTGCGCCGGGAGTGGGGGTGTGGTAGATAGCACCTTTACCGCAAGCAACGCCCTATATGCGCGATCTGTTAACGGATACGCCGGGGCATGACGGAGGAGTGCAAGGAACTACGGTGCCAGGGCTGCGGGAAGCTCCTCGCGGAGAAGGCCGCGTCCGGTACGGTGATCGTCTGCTCCCGGTGCAAGACCCGCAACGAGGCTGATTGACGCAATATAACCGGGCGTGGTATCGTCCGAGGTAGTGGCCCAATCCGGCGCAGTGTCCGAGGCGCAAGCCCGAACGCCGGTGGAGGTCACTATTGGCGTTCTGGGACACGCTGTTACGCAAGCAGCAGCAGGAGCTATCGACCACCGTCCCGCTCAACCTCGACGTCGGGCAGGCGTCCTACCCTGACGTCAATTATGCCAACTTCGCCTCCGAGGGCTACTCCAAGAACGAGATCGTCCACGCCTGTATCCGCGAGCTAGCGGTCTCTGCGGCCTCGCCCCGGTACTACGTCCAGGCTCCCTCGACTGAAGGCGGCAGCGTCGAGGTCGAGACCGGCCTGCTCTACGACCTGACCACCAAGCCGAACCCCTATGCCGACTGGTACTCCTTCATCGAGCGGCTGGTCACGTTCCTGATGGTGGCGGGCAACGCCTACGTCATCAAGGAGAGGGGTCGGAACGATCAGGTCTCGGCCATGTTTCTCCTGCGTCCCGACCGGGTCAAGATCATCGCAGGGGATTACGGCGCGAGTAGCTATGTTTACACGGTCGGCATCACCGAATACGGGATCGCCGCAAGAGATATGTGCCATCTTGCCCTGCCGAATCCCGCCGGGGATATCTACGGCCTCTCGCCCCTACAGGTAGCGGCCCGCACGGTCAACCTCGACCTCAACATGACGGACTTCGCGAAGGTCTATTTCCAAAACGCCGGTGTCCCGTCCGGCTTGCTCAAAGTAAAGAGACGGCTGACCTCCCAGGAGGAGGCGTCAACGATCCGGGCGCGGTGGCGGTCTCAGTTCGGCGGGATCAATAATTTCCACCGGGTGGCGATCCTCGACGACGACGCCGAGTATCAGCCGATGAGCAACAGCCCGAAAGACATGGAGTTGACAGGGCTGCACAACCTGACCGAGTCTAGAATCTGCGCGGTCTTCGGCGTCCCGCCTATCCTGGTCGGGGCCAACGTCGGGCTTCAGCGGTCGACCTTCAGCAACTACCGGGAGGCCCGTCTAGCGTTCCACTCCGAGACCCTGGAGCCTATGGTCGCGAGGATTCTCCGGTACTTCAATGCGAACCTGAACGACGAGTACAGCAGCAACGAGACCCTCGCGGTTGACTGGGCTGCGATGCGGGGCGTCCTAGACGACCAGGTGGCAACGACCACCCGACTGACGGCCCTGTTTGCGGGCGGCATCCTCACGCTCAACGAGACGCGGGAGGCCCTGGGCTTCGACGCGGTCTCAGACGGTGCGCTCCGGCGTATCCCATCCAGCGTGTTCGAGGTAGCCGAGGGACAGGCGGCATCGTCCGCGACCGGTGCCGCTCCGGTCGAGCAGGCCCACCCTGCCCTTGCCGAGATCAAGGCTCCGAGGGTCGCCCCTCGCGCTCGGATACTCCGACGCCGAATGATAGAGGAGCGGGAGGAGGAGACCGATGATCTTGCGGCAAAGGTTTTGCGGCACTTTCGAGGCATCCGCAACCGGGTCGACGGCATCCTCGGACGCCATATGGAACGACAGACCGCCGAGACGAAAGACTATCCGTTCGCGGTCACCGACATGCTCCCGCCCATCGAGACCGGGAACATGGAGAAGATTCTGGAGGCCGCGTATCGCCGGGTCTCCAAGCGGACGTTCAAGACAATCAACGACGTTGGCGTCGCCGGGACTCTCGACTGGAGCGACAAGCTCCCGACGGTGCAAAGGGTACTGACGCAGGCACCGACGCGGGCCGCGATGATTCACCGGACGACCTCCAAGGCCATCGGCAAGGCGGTCGGGATGGGCCTGGAGCGCGGATACTCCATCGAGCAACTGGCGCGGGGCGTCCCGGACGACCAGTTCCCCGGCATCCGCTCGATCCTGGGCGAGACGGAGAACCGGTCAAGGCTGATTGCTCGTACCGAGATAATGCGCAGCCAGAACCAGACGACGGTCGGATTCTACAAAGAGCAAGGATTCGTCTATGTCCAGGCCGACGACGTGGACGGCGACCCCGACGACACATACATCGACCCTGGCGATCGAGAAGGCCGGACGTGTGCAGAGCGGCACGGGAAGGTCTACACCCTGGAGGACGCGGCGTTGATAGACGACCACCCGAATGGAACACTGAACTGGATGCCAATGCCGCGAGGCTACACAGGGGGAGCGACATGATTCACAAGACGATGACTGGCAGCGCCAAGGCTATCGACGAGGCCGAGGGAATCGTTGAGGCGTATACCAACACGATGGGCGTGGTCGACGCCGACGGCGACATCGTAGAGCCGACCGCCTTCAACGCCTCAATCGCGGATAACCTCCCGATACCCGTCCTGTCGGGTCACGATCAGGGCAAGCTGGTCGGCAAGGTCATCTTCGCGCAGCCCCGGCATATTACCGGGGACGAGTACCGGCTATTCACGAGAATGCAGATGAATATGGAGACCGAGGCGGGCCGGGACGCCTTCAGTAACGTCGCCGGTAACTTCGTGCGCGAGTGGTCGATTGGGTTCAACATCCCGAAGGAGTCCGATGTCGAGCAGGAGGGCAGCGATGTCTCGACCGTAATCCGGCGCATCGCGAATCTGGACTGGGTCGAGGTCTCGTCAGTCATACGCGGATCGTCACCGTCGACGGTGACCGTAGCGGCGAAGGCATCGCCGGTAACGGACCAGGCAAAGGGCGCTATCCCGTCGCACCTGACCGCCTGGGTCGAGGACGCCTGGGACGGCGGCCTGATGCGGGGCAGGATCAAGGGCGGGGCGGCGACCCTCCGGGCGGCTCATGCCTGGGTCGATTCCGACGGTGACCCGGAACTCAAGTCGTCTTATAAATATCTGCACCACCATGTCGGGCGCAACGGTCGAGGCGGGGCCGCGAACGTCCGAGCTATCACGACCGCCCTGGCGAACCTCAACGCCCGTAGGACGTCGATACCGGAGAACGACCGGCGCGGGGTCTACAATCACCTCGCTCGACATCTCCGAGAGGCGGGCCGCAAGCCGTCCGAGTTACGGTCTGCGGAACCGCCTGATCACTCCAAGCCGTACCCGAACTTTCACGCCTGCCGGATGCGGGAGCCGGACGAGTTCGACAGGTTCCGCACCGCAGACGAGACCATCGACGACAAGCCGGTCGTGGTGCTATATGGCCGGGAGATAGATACCGAGGACTGGGCCATCGCAGCCTACCACCTACCGGTCGATGATTGGACTGAGGACGAGGCCCGTGCGTTCTGCGAAGAACACGACGGGATCAAATTTGAGCCAGCAACAGGCGAGGATGACGACGAGGCCGGTGACGAAGACGAACCGGCTGACGACGACGCAACGGACGAAGCCGCCTCCGGCACGGCCCCAGAGGTCGCCCTGGACACGGCAGAGCGGACGTTGCGCCTTCAACGGACGAAGCTCGCCCTACATGGAATACACAACCAGAACAAGGAGTAGTGATTTGAACACGCAAGAGATTCGCAGGGAGGCCAACGCCCTCCTCGGTCAAGCGGAAGCATCCCTCAAGGACGGCAACGTCGAGCAGTTCGAGGGGATGATCGCGGACGCCCAGACCAAGATGGCAGAGGCCGACAGTATCGACCAGGCAGCGTCCCAGTTGAAGATTCTCCAGGGCGAGTTCAGTCGCCCGACTAACAGCGTGCCGGTAGCCGACAAGGATGTCGCGGCATACGACCCGAACGACACCGGCGCGATCAATAAGGCGTCCTATAAACCCTCCGCATGGGTCAAGGATTTGCCCGCGATGGCACAGCCGTTGTGGGTGCAGGAGCAGATGGGCCACACCCAAAAGGAAGAGGCCCGATTCCAGACGGACACGTTCGTAAAGTGGCTCCGCAGCCCGTCCGACGACATGTTCTGGAAGACGGCCAGCGCGGACGAAGTTAAGGCCATGCAGGAGGAGACGGACGCCGAAGGGGGCTTCTTCGTCCCTGAACAGTTCATCTCCCAGACGATCCACGATCCAGGAGTACCGGGTTCTCAGCTTCGGCCACTCTGCACCGTGATCCGCGTGTCGTCTAAGGACGGCTACGTTCCCACGATGGGCAGCGCGACATGGGCCGCGATAGCCGAGGAAGCCGCGTATAGCGACCAGACTCCCACCGTGGGGCAGGTCGCGTTCTCGTTAGAGAAGTCCGGCGGGCTGGTCAAGACGACCCGCGAGTTGCTGGAGGACAGCGCGATCAACCTCCCGGCTCTGCTCACGCAGATATTCCAAGAGGCAGCGGGCAGGTTTGAAGACGTCGGAATTATTAGCGGTAACAATAGCACTCAGTACGCCGGGATTTTGAGCGACTCTTCCGTGGCTTTCTACACGATGGCCGGGTCAACGAGCGTGGTCGTGGCCGACCTTATCGGCACGTTCTACGCGCTGGAAGCCCAGCACAGGGCGAACAGCACCTGGGTTATGAAGTCGGCAATTAACAGCCTCATAAACGCAATCCAGGTGACGGGGAACGGCGTGACAGGTATCGCGAACATCACCGCAGCCCCGTCCGCGTTCATCCTGGGCAGGCCCGTGGTGGATACCGACGTGGTGAGCGGCCTGGGCGGGACTATCACCAGCACCGAGAAGATCGCCATCTTCGGAGACTTTAGGCAGTACTACATATTCGACAGGGTCGGATTCACCATAAGGAGGAATGACAGCCTCTACATGGAGAACGATCAGGTGGGATTCTTCGCTTCACGGCGGGGTGACGGACAGGTTGGACTCGCGGCGGCGTTCAAGATTTCCAGGGCCGCATAACGTAGCGGTAACGGGCGGGGCGCGGGGCTTTGGCCTCGCGCCCTGGCCGGGAAGGATAATTATGCCCAGGGCGAAATGCGTTCAGAACGTGACGTTCGGCGCGACCGGGGAGGTTTACGAGGCCGGGGAAAACTACGACGTCCCGGCTGCGACCCTCAAGCGGTATGGCATTTACTTCAAGATTCGGAAGGCCGCGACGAACAAACAGGCTGAGACCCAGGAGAACAAGTAGATGGCGACCCGCCATACATACGCGACCGCTGATGACCTGCGGGACTACCTCGCCGGGACGAGCTACTCGTCTGGCTGGACGTCTGACGCGGGGTCAATCCGGCGCATCCTTGAGGCGGCAAGCCGGAGGATCGACGACTACTGCGGCGGCGGTACGTTTGGGCCTCTGACCGAAACCCGGTACTACGACATCGGCTCCGGTAGTTTGCGCCAGTCTCCGCAGTATCAGACGGTATCGATAACCGATGATATCAAGACTTCGATGTCTACACCTGGCGTCGTACCGCTGGACGGCTGGATCGTCAGCCCGACGACCGTCACGGCTTACGGCGGGACAGACCGCGCAACCTCGGAGACGTTGACCGAGGGCTACAACGCGGACTTCTTCCTGATGCCGTATAACTCGACCCCGAAGACGATATTGAAATTAAACGAGGACACGGCCAAGGGTCTCGATGCAGGCCAGCAGACCCTCTCGATCCTCGGCTCCTGGGGCTATACCGCCGATACGGTTAGCGTGACAACCTCGGACGCTATAAGCTCCACCACGGCGACGTCCGCGTCGGTAACATCTGCGACTAATCTCGGCCCCGCGCAGACCATCCTCATCGACTCAGAGCAGCTATATATCACGGCAATTTCGGGCAACACATTAACAGCGGAACGATCCGTCAATGGCTCAACGGCTGCGACCCATAGCGGCGGTGCGACGGTGTACCGGTACGATTATGAGGAGCTAGTCGTTCAAGCGTGTCTCGATCTATCGAAGATAGTGTTCAGAGACCGCGACCTGGGAGCCGTGACGACTATCGGTTCCGGCGAGGCGTCGATTACGTCGGCGGCAGGGGAAATCAACTCGATCCTGATGGCCCTCGACCAGTATCAGGCGACCGGGACATCCAACGGGGTTTTCTTCTAATGCCCACTCCGACGACGACGTTCAAGATGAAAGGGCCGGTCTTTGAGAAGCCCACCCAGATCAGTCTCGGATTCGCGGAGGCGGTCAACCGGGGGCTGCTAGACCTGGCGACCATCGAGGGGGCGAACAAGGTCAAGGAGCAGCTATATCCCGGCCACGGTCGCATTACCGCGAACCTCCGCAGCCATATCGGGGCGTCTATTGTCCGCGACTACATCTCCCAGGTCGACGCCGGGGAGGCGCGATATGGGGCCAACCTCATATATTCAAACTGGGTTGAAGGGATCAGTAGTCGAAATAAGACCTCGGTCTTTAAGGGATACGGGATGTTCGCGGAAGCCTACGACCATATCAACAACAACCCGAAGCTGTACGATGAGTATATCGGGGACGCTCTGATCGAGGCGTTCGATTGAGCCGGTCTGGGGCATTGGCCCAGATTGACACGCTCCTCGCGGCGATCTCCGACCCGGCCTTCGTGGCGGTCTATCGCGGGGAGCCTCTGGCGATCTCAGGGACGCCGGTGCTGGCGTTCTGGTTGACGGGACGCAGGAGCGACTTTGAGACCCTGGGCGATATCGGGTCGCGGGTAACGGTCACCATTCGGGCATATTTTAGGATGCAGGATTCTCCCGATGTTCGCGAGAGTATTGAGGAGGAGGTCTGGGACGCGATGTACCAGATCGACAGCCAACTCCGGTCGGACGCCGACCTGGGCGGCAACGTCACCGACTCCTCGGTCGGGGCCGCGACGGTGGGTTATACGAATATGAGCGGCGGGGTATTCCGAACGGTGACTGTCCCATACGAGATGGAGCTTTACGGAGAGGTCACGATCACGCCATAGCGGCCCCAGGATGGCCGTAGAGCGATGTTATGGAGGAAGTAGTATATGGCTAAAGTAAACGGTCTCAACGTCCGGCTCTACGTCGAGGGGTATGACCTGTCCGGCGACGCGAATGCTTTGTCGGGGTTGGGCTACACGAACGAACTCCTTGACGTGACGACGCTGGACGTATCGGCCCGCAAGCGGATTATCGGGATTGTGGACGGGGAGATCAGCATCGACGCCTTCTTCGACAACGCCTCCGGCAAGCAGCACGCGGTCTGGACGTCCAACTCCGGCAAACAGCCGACGGCTGATCAAGAGGTTCTCGTCCCGATGGGGTCGGCGGTGGGCGATCCCTCCGTCTCGCTGGCATCGAAGCAGGGGACGTACTCTGTGACCCGTGCTCCCGGTTCCGCGATTACGGCCAACGCAACCTTCACGGCTAACGGCTCCGGCCCTGAGTTCGGAATCATGCTGACCAGTCATACAGACTCGATCACGGCGTCCACATCGGGGACGGCGGTCGACAACTCCGCGAGTAGTAGTGATGGCGGGTCATGGATTTATCAGGTCACCGCGCTCAGTGCCGTCGGCGGGAACGCCCGGTGGCATCTGAACGTCCAGCATTCCTCGGATAACTCGACCTGGACAGACGCATCCTCGGCGACCGTGACCGCCTCCGACGGGATCGGGGCCGCCAGGGCTACGTTTACCGGGACGCTGAACCGGTACGTCCGGCAGCGGGTCGTGCTGGATGCATCATCGGGATCGTTAACGTATGCGATAGCATTTACCAGAGGGTAATTAGAGCAAATTTTCTAGGAGGGTTTCATGGCTAAGCAAACTGGTTTAGGCGACTATGTGGCGGTGGATAATTCCAGCGGGTCGTTAAAAGACATCTCCAATGACATCGGGGACTACGGTGTAAATATCGCGCAGGAGTTGGTCGAGA